GGTTGTTCGCGGCACGGATATCTTCTAGCGACAGAAATTTTTAGACGACTTCGCTTTGGAACTTAGGAAAAATTTATGAGCAAAACTGACATAACAAAAACTGCAAAAGAACTTTCAGAGATCTTGGATATAACTGATCGTAGGGTACAGCAGTTAAGTAAACTTGGCGTAATACCTAAAGTGGCAAGAGGGCGTTATCCTTTATTTAAAGCCATTCATGGTTACATTAAATATCTTAGAGAGTTATCACTAGAGTCAGATGCTCCATCAGATTTCAAAGATGCAAAACTAAGATCCGAAAAAGCCAGAGCAGAAATTTTAGAACTTGAAGCAGCAACCAAAGCAAGCGAACTGGTACACAAAGATCATGTATCAAAAATATGGACAAGCATAACAAGTTTAATAAAAGCAAAAACACTAACGCTTCCAAGTAGAGTGGGAGCTGATGTATATGCTGCACGAAATATAAATGAGGTTAGATCTATCCTCGAAGATGCAGTTCAAGAAATACTTATTGAGTTAAGTGAAACAGAAATAGAGATAGATGATACAAGTACCAACAGAGAACTCAGCGGAGATAGCGAGGACGGCACTGACGAATCTTCGTCCACCACCGAAGCTGACGATCAGTCAGTGGGCGGACAACTATAGATTTCTAAGTTCTGAAGCATCAGCTGAAGCTGGTAAATGGAATACAGCAAGAGCTGAATATCAAAGAGAAATTATGGACACTTTCTCTCGACCAGATGTTGAGAAGATTGTCATAATGAGTAGTTCTCAAATTGGGAAAACAGAATTGCTTATGAACATTATCGGATTTCATATTCATTATGATCCGTGTTCAATGCTTTGCATACAACCAACATTACAGATGGCAGGAACTTTCTCGAAGAATAGAATAGCTCCGATGATAAGAGATAGCGCAGCACTAACAAAGAAAGTGCAACCAGCAAGAAGCAGAGATAGTAATAATACTATTTATGCAAAAAGCTTTACTGGTGGATCTCTGGATTTAGTTGGATCTAACTCAGCAAGCTCAGTTAGTTCTCGACCTATTCGGATATTGTTATGTGATGAGGTTGATCGATACAGCGTTCAAGGCACGCAAGAGGGCGACATAATATCTCTTGGTATGCGAAGAACATCTAATTTTTATAATAGAAAAATCGCTTTAGTAAGTACGCCTACGATAAAAGGCAGCAGCAGAATTGAAGATGCTTATGAGCAAAGCGACAAAAGAAAATACTATGTTCCGTGTAAAGACTGCGGAACTTATCAAACTTTGGAGTGGAAAAATGTTTACTGGACTAAAGGAAATCATCAAGACGCGGTTTACACTTGTAAAGAATGTGGTTCTGCATGGAGCGACTCTGAGCGACTTGCTGCAATACGGAAAGGCATTTGGAAAGCTAGTTCTGACTTTAATGGAACAGCTGGCTTTTGGATCAATGGTCTTTATTCTACTTTCACTTCATTGGGTGAAGCGGTTGATCTCTTTCTTAGCAGCAAAGATCTTCCAGAAAAACTAAAAGTATTTACAAATACATTCCTTGCTGAAAGCTGGGAAGAAACAGGAGAAAAAATAGACGACTATCAGCTCCAACAAAGAGCTGAAGATTATGATGGTGTTCCTCGCGATGTTGTTTTAATAACAGCTGGCGTTGATGTTCAGGACGATAGATTAGAAGTCACCATAACTGGCTTTACCAGAGATGAGCAAGTTTACATACTTGACCATAAAGTAATTTATGGAGATCCATCTGGTACTGAACTATGGGAAGAATTAGATAAGATATTGCTTGAGAAATATCCGCATCCAGTGGGTATAGATCTTGATATAAAATCTACTTGCGTAGATAGCGGCGGACATCACACCAATAGTGTATATACATTCTGTAAACAAAGGATGAGCCGCCGCGTTTATGCAATTAAAGGTGTAGGCGGTAAAGATAGAGCGATGGTTGGGCGACCATCTAAAAGCAATATAGGAAAAGTAAATCTATATCCGTTAGGCAGTGATACTTTAAAAAATCATGTTTACGGTAGATTAAATATACAAGATGGATCTGGAATGATCCATTTTCCAAAACACTTAGACGAAGAATACTTTGCGCAGCTGACAAGTGAGGAACGCGTTACTCGTTTTGTTAGAGGAGTAAGGAGATCTGAGTGGGTTCAAAAAAGAAAAAGAAATGAAGCGTGGGATTGTTTATGTTATGCCTACGCAGCATATTCATTATTAAATGTAAACTTACGCGTACTGCATGAGAGATTAAACCGTGCGGCAAAACCTAAAGATCAACCAAAACAAAAGAAGATGCGTCCTAAAGGGCGTGGACAAAATTGGATGGATATATAAATGGCGATAGTTGTAAAAGATAGAGTAAAAGTTACCACAAGTACAACTGGTACTGGTACACTTACGCTTGGATCTGCTGAAACAGATTTCCAGAGTTTTTCCGTTATTGGTGATGGCAACCAAACTTATTACGCAATTAAATCGGATGCAGGATGGGAAGTTGGCATTGGCACTTATACGCTTAGTTCAAGTACTCTAAGCAGAGATACTATTCTTGAAAGTTCTAACTCAGGATCAGCAGTATCATTAACAGGCACATCAACAGTCTTTACGACTTACCCTGCTGAACGAGCTAGCTTTAGCGATCAAGGTTTATCTAAAACTTATATAGCTGATGGAGCAATAACAGCAGGCAAGCCAACAATATTAACAAGCGCAGGCAAAGCCCAACAATTTACCTTAACAGGAAATAGTGTGACAAGTGGACTTGGAACAGATGTGCAACCAAATGGAAGTGATTATTTAAACAATTCAAGTATTACAAAAGTATCAGATACTCAATTTGTTGCTTATTTTACTGATAGCGGTAATAGCAATAGACCAACTGCAATAGTTGGAACTATAGGAGCTAATAAAACAATTACTTATGGCTCTAAACAAACAATAACAAATGATACAAATGTTACAAAATGTGAAGTAATATGGGATAGCAATGCTTCAAAATTACATTATTACAATTATGTTTCTACAGACGCATATTTATATGGAGCAACTTCAAATGTTAATTTAGCCACTAATACTATTAGTGGGATTGGCACATGGGGTGTTGTAATGTCAAACCAAATATACGATATGATTGGTTTATATGATCCTGATAACAACCAAGTTGTTTTAACTGCTAATAGGACAGGCGATCAATTAGAAATTATGTCTATGAGCGCTTCAACTTCACCGCCTACAGTTAGCTTTGACACAACAGTTTCAAGCATTACACATGGTGGCGGAGAACGAGCTATTGGTTATGATACTAATGTTGATGTTTTTGTTTGCACTGGCAATGATGATGATAAATTTGTAGCTTTCACTAATAGTGGATCAGCATTTACCGCAAGTTCAGTTCAGGATTTAGCTCTTGGCAATCAAGATTATATGGGTTTTAGTTTTGATCCTGACGCAAATAAATTTGTTTATCATTATCATCCAAATGGTAACACAACGCAAAAGATTGTAGCCTTAACTGTTGATAGCTCAAGAAACATTACCATTGGAACGCCTGTTGATTTAGGAACAGCAGATGGCACTGGTTCAGCAACATCAAGCTATGATCCAATAGCAAAAAAACATATAATTTTTGTTGGAGACGCGGCAAATAAAGGTAATTATTATCCTGTCACAATGGACAGTAGTGGCGCAATGACTGTTGGATCAGCGACTGAGTTTGCTAAAACAAATTATTCAGTCCAAAGAATTGTAAGCACACCATGTTTTACAGCTATGGATGAAAACCCTATTGTTATCTTTTATGGAGATAACAATACAAGTCAAGGAGAGTCCGCTGTATTTGCTTTTGAACAAACTCCTGTTTCTAACCTTGATAATAACTATCTCGGAGTAGCTTCAACATCCGCAAGTGATACGGAAGAAGTTAAAATCAACTTACCAGAGGGAAGCATTAATAACTCACAGAGTGGATTAACAGTAGGTGATGATTATTTCTGTAATACATCAGGTGAGATTAAGAAGTTTATCACAAGTTCTACAACTACTGATACAACACCATCAGGGGCTTTTGCCACAATGGATGGTTCTGATACAGCAACAGAAGAACCAAGCTCTGCTTATGAATCAACATCTGGAACATTTGTTATTGCATATAGAGATGGGAGTAATGGCAGTAAAGGTACTGCTGTTGCAGGCACTTGGTCAAATGGAGTTTTAACATGGGGAACGCCTGTTGTATTTGAAAGCACTGCAATAGACGATCAACCAAAAATATGCGCAGGTGGTGGCAGAGTTCATATCACATATAGGGATAGCTCTGGTAATGGTGGTATAAAAAGCGGTTCTATATCAGGCACAACTCTAACTTTTGGAAGTGAAACAGTTTTTGCTTCAAGTGGCGATAGTGCTTATGCTAACCCAATGGGCTATCATGTTGCTTATGATACCTCTACAAATTATATTATAATATTTTATCAAGGTGGTAGTGCGTCAGTAAACACCTATGTTCAACCAGTTCATTTTGATACAAGTAGTTATGCCTATACTTTAGGAACAACTACAACAGTATATGCAGATAGTCTGACAAGCCGATATGCAGATATAGTTTTTGATCCAGATACAAATAGAACAGTAATACTTTATACAGATGGTACAAATTCTAATTATAAAACTGCAAATGTTATTCAATCAACAGGCACTAGCGGTTCACCAACAGTATCAGTCGGAGCAGATTCGGTTATTGCGAGTGTAAATTCATCTAATTCTTGTATGACTTATGACACACAAAATAATAAAGTCTTTGCTGTATATAAAGATGACACAGATTCAAATGCTATGAAAGGCAGTATAGGTACTGTTACAGGCGGTGGAACAAACACAATAGCATTTACAACTCCTGCTGAAGTTTGGAATCCTAGCGGTAATCCAAATAATGTTGAAATTGAATTTGACTCAGATAGTAACGAAGCTTTTTTCTTTTATAGAGATGAAGATAGCGGAGATGATTTTACTTATAAAGTTATTACTATTGGAGCAAGTTCATTTACAGTTGCGTCAGGTGGTGTATTAAGTGCAAATGATAATAGATTCGATAGTGGAAGTGCAAGTTTTGGAACAGGCAAAGGTGTCTTATGCGCAACAATGGACACTGGTAATTCAAGTGTGTTATCTTACGGTACAGTCTATTATGGAGTAGTTACAACCTACACCCAAACAGACGCGCAATACATTGGCGAAGCTATATCAACAACAGCTTTAAAATTAAAAGAAACACCAACTGATATTATATTTGGCAAAGCGTCAACTACGATAGCAAAAGGCAATCCTGTTTTAGTAGAAGCTGATGGAGATTTTGCTAAAGTTGCAACAGTATCAACAAGTAGCACAGTATCAGGAACATATAGTCAAGGTTCTATAACTAAAATTGATGATCTTGTTAACGATAAATGGTCAATGGATGTTGCTTCTGATGGCACAACTTATGGTTATGCATTTCGAGAAACATCAGGAGAAACAAACTTTATTTTAGGAACAAGGTCAGGAGAAACTATTACTTGGGGAACACCAATAACATTAGCAAGTTTTAATTCGCTAGCGACAATTGTTAAATATAACCCAGATCAAGATGTTTTTGTTGTGACTTATGCAAATCAATCAACTCATAAACATTTAGCAATAGCAGTTTCTTATTCTGGAACAACTGCTACAGCAGGATCAGAGATTGAATTACTAGCTTCAGCTTGGTCAAGTGGTGGAGTAGATCAACATTATGACCAAGTTTATGACAGTAATAGCAAAAACAATGTTTTTGTATGTCATGGAGCTAATAATAGTTTAGGCACACAATCAACAGCAATAGTTATAACTGTTTCAGGCACAACTTTAACAGCAGGAAGTGAAAATGCAAACACTAGCAATGGCGGTCAATATTATAGTCTTTGTGATATTGGGGGTGGAAAGCTAGTTTTATATTACAGAGATGGAAGTGCATATTACCCAAATGTGATGGTGTTAGAAGTTAGCGGTAACACAGTTACTTTTGGAACAACAGTTGTTGTAAATTCACAAAGTTATGGTGGTTTCTGCACACCAATTTATAATCCTAATTATGCAAATAAAGCTATTTTATTTGGTAAGATTTACACAGGCAATAATTATTATTCTTATGCAAGTTTAGCTATTAGCGGAACAACCATAACTGTAAGCAATTATAGTGATGGCAATATTGCTTCTGATAATTGCTATGTTGAAAGCTTTGGTAAGGTGGCAGACTATTCAGATTACTCAGGAACATATATTGCGGTGTATTCTGATAGTGATGATAGCTACAAACAATGTAACAGATTTTGCACAACTACCGATGGCGCAACATTAACAGTAGGAAGTGAAAACAAAGACTCAGCAGGATCATCTTTATTTTATTCAGGCGTAGTTAGTAATGATGTTAATGATAAATCTGTTGTTTACTTTGGTGATTATGCAAATGATGATTATGAATATTATGTTGTAAACCCAACTTATTCAAACACAGTAACTACAACAACAATAAATTTAACAACAGAAAACTTTATTGGTTTTTCTGAAAACGCTGTATCAGCTAACGAAACATCCAAAGTAAAAGTTGTTAACATAGATGATAACCAAACAGGATTAACGGCAGGCAAAATTTATTATGTAAAAAATGATGGCACTTTATCTACAACTGCTGAAAGCGGTAAAGTAGTAGAAGCAGGCAAGGCAATTTCAGCAACCAAACTATTAATAAGAGGATAAAAAAATGCAAGTATTGACATGGAATAGTGGCGATAATGAAAATATCGCAATCTATCAATTTTCAGAGGATACCATTATTGAAATTGGAAATGATCGAACATTTATTAAAGATGCAAGTGGTAATGAAATTTTAATTATTTCCGATGTTAACACATCTAATGTTAATCATTATACAAATGTTTCAGAACCAGAGTCCGAGTATTATGGATATAAGTGGTTTTACACTGAAGCAGATGGATGGGTATTAAACGAGAATTGGGTTGATCCAAGAATAGAACAAGAACCACAATAGGAGTAAATCATGTCTTATGGGTTTACTACCTATTCAGAAGATACATTTTCTTCTGAGGGTACAGTTGCAATACCAGTTGATGTTACAGCTGGCGTAGGATCTTTAACTTTATCAGGTAAAAGTTCAACAATTGCAGCTGGTGTAAATCTAACTGCTGGTGTTGGAAGCTTAACTCTATCTGGTAAATCAGTTACAGAAAATACAGGAGCTGTAGAAACACCAAATGTTGCAGCTTTAACACTTTCTGGAAAAGCAGCAACAATAGCAGGCGGTGTAAATGTTACTGCTGGAGCAGGATCTTTATCGTTATCTGGTAAAGCAGCTTCACTGGTTAACGGAAATATAGTTACATCTGGATTAGGAACTCTAAGTTTAAATACTTTTGCTCCTAATGTAGAGGATGGAGATAGCATCCCAGTCTTTGCTGGCTCTCTAACTCTATCTGGTAAATCAGTTACATCTGTTATTGGTCAGAATGCTGAAGCAGGATCTGGATCTTTAACTCTAAGCGGTAAGAGTACAACTGAAAACGCTGGTTTAAATGTTACAGCAAATACAGGATCTTTATCATTATCTGGTAAAACAGTTACAGAGAATACTGGAGAAGTTGTTACAGCTGGCGCAGGAAGTCTAAATCTAAACACATTTGTACCTACATTTGATGTTCCAGTAAATGTTACAGCAGGAACAGCGACATTAACAATTGATGGTAAGGCTTGTACCTTACTGATTGGGGTTAACCCAACTGCCAATAATGGCAGCTTAAATATAAACGGACAATCAGCAACAACGGCAACTGGCAATGTCATACCGTTAAATGCTGGATCGCTAACACTAAGCGGAAAGCAAGTAGAGTTTAATGAAAACGAAATTGCATTTCCTGCAACAGCAAGTTTAACGCTTTCTGGGAAACAAGTTTCTATAGTTGATGGCGATAATATAATTCTAGCAGGCGCTGGCACTTTAACTCTTAATGGTCAGTCAGCTTCAATAGAAATAGAAGTGAATGTTACAGCAGGAACAGGAACTTTAACAATAACTGGTAACAGCGTTACAGTTACAACTACAAGTGGCGGCTCTGGTGGCTTAATCTTAGTCAAAGATGATAGAGATATTTTAGTTACCGATAAACGCACAATTACTATAGCAGCTTAATTTAGGAGATTAATTATGGCAGCAGGATCATGGACATTTTATAATGATTTCAAAGAGCATCTAGCGAAAGCTGATGTGGATATGAACGGAGATACTTTTAAAGCAGTTTTATGCACAAGTGGTTACACACCATCAGCAGCACATTCTACTTTATCAGATCTAACTAATTTATGTGCGGACTCGGATTACAGTCCTTTCACATTAACAAATAATACAGTAACTGAAACTGGCGGTACGGTAACTTTCGATACGGACGATTTAAATTATGGGAGTTCCGTATCAATTACAGCTAAATACGCAGTGATTTATGATGACACACACGCATCTGATGCGCTTATGTGTTATGTGGATCTTGATACTGGCGGTGGATCTGTTTCAAGTACAAATAGTACCTTTCAAATAACTATTAACGCATCTGGAGTCTGGACACTTAGTGGTTAAGGAGTAAAGCAATGGTCAAATCACCAAACGCCGTTGCCTTACAATCTCAAGTTGATGCCACTAAAAGCTCCGCAGGGATTCTCGACTATGCTTTTAACTGGTCGAGTGTAATAAATTCTACTGAAAGTATAACTGGAAGCACTTGGGCGGTATCATCAACAGATTTAACTGTAGTATCTGATAGCACTAGCGGAACGACAACTACAGCTTTTATCTCAGGTGGTAAGGACGGTTACTACTACGAACTGAAAAATACGATAACGACGGATCAGTCGCGTACTTTCGTTCGCATATTTACTTTAGGAGTGCAGGCAAAATGACAATAGGCGACTTAGGAAAAGATTATGTTTATGTTGAGCCAACTGAAGTATATGCAGGCAGCACTTGGCGATGGAAAAAAGAATTTTCGGATTATCCAGCAGATAATTGGGCTTTAAATTATTATTTTAGAGAAACAAAAGGGCGTTATTCTTTTAACATAACAGCTACAGCTGACGGCAAAACACATAAAATAGATTATGCGAAAACACATACTGACGATATTGCTCCATCCATCTACAGCGGACAAGGATGGGTATCTTACGGAGCAGATAGATTTATAGTTTATGAGGGAAATCTTGAAGTATTACCAGACTTTAATCTCCAAAATACAGGACAAGATCTTAGAACTCATGCTGAAAAGGTATTAGAGCAAATCAAAGCAGCGTTAGAGGGTAAATCTTTTGTAGATAGCAGTTACTCTATTGCTGGAAGAAGTATAACAAAGCTTACTCCTTCAGAATTGATAGACGCAAAAGACTATTATCAACGCATAGTAGTAGCCGAGCAAAGAAAAAATCGCGCACGGAGAGGTTTAGAAACAGGACAAACAGTTCGCTTTAATTTTAAATCAGGATTTTAGGCTATGGCATTTTGGGATCGGTTCACAAAACAAAAGAAAAAAAGCAAAAGGCATTTTACAGGCACTAATGGCGGACGATTATTTAATGATTGGAAAGCATCATCATCTTCACCAGATGCTGAATTAATAAATCTGGGAACTATGAGAGATAGAACAAGAGATTTAGCTCGTAATAATCCAATTGTTCAAAGATATTTTCAAGTTATCAAACAGGGTGTAATAGGTAATCAACAAGGTTTCAAGCTTATGGTTCATTCCAGAGATAGCGATGGAACTTTAGATGATTTTGCCAACGATCTTATTGAATACAGATGGTATAATGATTTCTGTACTAACCCAGAAGTAAGCGGCAAATATACTATGTTAGATATTTATAACATGGTTTTAGAGGGCTTAATCAGGGATGGAGAAGTTTTTGTTCAGCTTATAAGGCAAAGAGATGGATTAAAACTTAAATTCTTAGAGCCAGATTATTTAGATGCAAGATTAAGTAAGGATCTATCTGGTAATAGACAAATAAAAATGGGTGTTGAAGTTGATAGTCTAACTGATAAACCATTAGGATATTGGCTAACTGATAATCCTTATGCTTTATCTGTACCAGATACACAACTAACTAAATCAACACGCCTACCAGCAGATGATGTTTTACATATTTTTCAACCACAAAGGTTCGGTCAGACTAGAGGTTATCCATATAAATTAGCTTCTACAATGACTGCGATAAAGTGGTTACAAGATTTTAGATTATCAGAATTAGTTGCTTCAAAAGCAGCTGCATCAAAAATGGCTTTTATTAGAACTCCAACTGGAGAAGATAATGTTGCTGAAAGTTATCTGGACGAAGATGGCTATATGCCAGCAATGAATTTTGAGCCAGCTACAATAGATGTATTACCACATGGAACAGATATTGAATTTGCTAACTGGAATCATCCAAATACTTCTGTAGAGAGTTTTGATAAAGCTATGATAAGAACTATTGCAAGTGGTTTAGGAGTATCTTATGCCAGTCTTTCAAATGATCTTACGCAAACAAGTTACAGTAGCGCAAGAGTAGGTTTACTAGATGAGAGAGATGGATTTAAACAGCTCCAAACATTTATAATTAACCATTTTGCGAAGCCAGTTTATCATGCTTGGTTAGAGCAAGAAATGACAACTGGTAATATCAATTTACCAATTGATAAATATGAAAAATTTGCTAATCCATGTGAGTTTTCTTCAAGAGGTTATCACTCTGTAGATCCTCTAAAAGAAATGCAGAGTAATCAATTAGGATTAAGCAATGGTTTATTAACCATACAAGATGTACTCAATCAATCTGGAAAAGAGTTATCACAACACTTCTCAGAATTAGATGCGCAGCAAGCTCTCGCAGATAAATTTAATATTGAGTTAGCTTATGAACCTTATGGCACAAAGTTTAATCAACAAACTGGAGAGCCATTTAACGAAGATGAAAATCAAGAACCATCTCAGGAGAATAATAATGAGTAATGAAACAGATAACGATGAATTAATCGTAAAAGGTATTGAAGTAAAAAACGACATTATAGAAGAATTAGATGTAGTTTTTGAACCAGATGAAGAAATGGATCTTCGACTCAATGAAGAAGAAGAAACCAGATCAGAAGAAAAACAAGAAGAACAGCTCGAAATGCGCGATGCTGTTTTTCCATTAGAATTTAAGAGGGATGAATCAGATAGTCGTACTATTAATATGAGCATATCATCTGAATCACCAGTTATGAGAAGCTTCGGATTGGAAGTCCTAAGTCATCGTAACGACGACATCAATCTTAATCGCCTAAACAATAAAGCTCCTTTATTGTTAAACCATGATGCTGAAAGGCAGATTGGAGTTATCGAGAATACTTCCCTTGATGAGAGTCGTGGCAGACTAAATGCTAGTGTAAGATTTGGAAGATCTGCACTCGCGCAAGAAGTATATGATGACATAATAGACGGTATCAGGTCGCAAGTATCGATAGGTTATTCCATCGATAAGCTTGATAGAGTCGATTCTGACGAATATGAAGAAGATGTTTTTAGAGCATCTTTTACTCCACATGAAGTCAGTATTGTGAGCATGGCAGCGGATCAAACCGTTGGCATTGGTCGCAGTTTATCATTTAAAAAATTATCAAATACGGAGATCAATATGACACAAGAAGATAATAATAAGGAAACTGTAAATCAGGATGAGCAAATTAGAGTTGCTACAACTGAAGCAGTTAAAAAGCGCGATAAAGAAATTAGTGAAATTTATAAACTAGCTTCTCGCCACAACCAAACTCCACTAGCTCAAAAAGCAGTGGCAGAAAACCAAACTATAGATCAATTCAGAAACTTATTACTTACTGAAATTGAAAACAAACCACTTGAAACTCAAGAAATTGGTTTAACTGAAAAAGAAGCAAGAGATTTCTCAATTGTAAAAGCTGCTAAAGCAAAAGCTGGAATTATTTCAGAAGATGAAGCAGGCTTTGAGTTAGAAGCATCAAGAGCTTTTGGCGAAGCAACAGGAAAACAAACATCAGGTTTCTTTGTACCAGAAGATGTAACTAACAAATGGTCAGAAAGAACTATGAATACTACTAACTCAGCTGGTGTAGTATTTGATGACAAGCAATATAACAACTTGATCGATGCTTTAAGCGCATGGTCAACAGTTCTACAGGCTTCACCAACAATTCTTTCCAATAATACTGGCAATATTACGATACCAAGAGTATCAGCACTTAGCACATCGAATTGGGTAACTGAAGGTGTTGCAGTTGCTGCTTCAGATCCTAGTATTGATACTGTAACTCTTTCTGAAAAGACTAATGGTTGTTATACAGATCTTACGAGAACGCTTATGCAAAACACTGATGGGCTTTCTGTAGAGCAAATGGTTAGAAATAACCTACTTAGAGCTATGGGCGTTGCATGGGATTTAGCATCTGTTGCAGGCACTGGCGCTGGTGGTCAACCAACTGGCATTGAAAACACAGCTGGCGTTAACGCTACTGCATTTGCTGGAGCGACTCCAACTTATGCCGAGCTAATTGACATGGAAGCAGCTATTTATAACGATAATGCAGTTTTAGATAGCAATTCAGTTTACTGGATAACTACTCCAACAATTAACGCAGCTACAAAAACTCTAGCTACTCAAGGCGCTGGATCTCCAGTTGCTAACATTGATGGCATAATTGACGGAAAAAGAGTTCTTATTTCTTCTCAGGTAACAGCTGGGAATGTAATACTTGGCGATTTTTCTGAATTTATTGTTGCCACATGGGGTGGATTAGAAATCAATAGCGATGCTTTCTCACTAAGCACAAGCGGTTCACTAAGATTAGTGGCTCTTAGCTCAGTAGATTTTGCTGTTAAACATCCAGTATCATTCTGCGTATCTACATAGAATGGTTTTAACAACTAACTCATTTAATGGGAATGGAGAGGAGCAATCCTCTCCATTAAAACTAATGAAAATTACTTTATTAAGAAATACTAGAATCGATGGAGAATTTGTTGCAGCTGGTAAAACAGCAGAGATCAATGATCGAGATGGCAAATACTTAATCGCTAATGGTATCGCAACAGAATCTAAAAATTCTAAAGCAAAAAAAGATAAATCAACAAAAGATCTGGAAACAAGATGACTAAAATAAAACTTCTTGAAGATCTTACTATTGGTTTAGTTGATTATTCTAAAGGCGATGTTCTGGATGTAGCTGGCGTTACAGCAGACAAACTCATTGATAGAAAAAAAGCAGAAGCAGCTGATAGCGATATTGTTGTTGAAACTGATGATCCAATTGTAAATAATTACAGAGCAGATCAACCGTTAGAAGATAACAACGATGGCGATTAATCTAGCAGATGACGCTTTTATCGATTTAGATGATTTTGCTATTAATGCCACTTGGACAGTAGCAGCGTCGAGTGATAAATATGTGGTTACTGGTATATTCTCTAATGAGTACTTTCCAGCGATGGATGACTATGGAGTTCCAGTAACTACATCATCACCACAATTTACAATAAAAACAAGCAACATACCTACTGGAGCAAAGGTTGATGACACTTTAGTTCTGCCAGTAAATGATGTTGATACTACTTACAAAGTAAAAATAATTGAGAGGGATGGAACAGGAATAAGCCTGCTTCATTTACAGAAAAGTTAATGGCTCATGTTCGACAAACTATTAGAGAAAAAATAGTTACGAATGTAACTGGGCTTGCTTTAACTGGCTCAAATGTTTTTGACACTAAATTATACAATTTAACTCAAACCAACTTACCAGCTTTATGCGTATATGCAGAAACTGAAAGTTCGGAGATGTCTAATATTACAAACAACACTTTAGACAGAAATTTAGAAGTTGTGATTGAAGCTTATTGTGAGCAGAACGACCAGATAGAAGATACTCTGGACACGATATGTGAACAAATAGAAGAAGCAATAGGAGCAGATCCAACATTAACCGACAGCTGCGCATCAATAATTTTGATGACCACTGAAATAGATTTTACGAGTTTTGGAGAAAAGCCAGTTGGCGTCGCAAAGCTCACTTATACTGTAAATTATTTAACTAAATTTACAGATTCTAGCAACCCACTATAAATAATTACAATGGAGATTAAATATGGCTTATGCAAAAGGCGTTGAAGCGGTTTTAAAAATCGGTTCAGATTCAATAGCTCAAGTTAGCTCATGGTCAATAGATGTAACTCAAGATACTGTCGAGTGTTCAGCTATTGGAGCAACAACAAAAACTTATGAAAGTGTGATGGTTGGTTGGACTGCAAGTGTCGATGTATTTTTTGACGCTGACGATTCAACTGCTCAAGCAGCTATCATAACAGCTAGCGGTATTCCTGCTGGCGCTCAAAGTTCAGTAACAGCATCTTTCTATTACGAGGGAGAAACTGGCGGTGATAAATACTTCACTGGTTCAGCTTTCGTAACTGGAATTTCACCAACACAAGAAGCCAACGGCTTGATGACAACTACTATTTCACTTCAAGGTACTGGCGCTCTCACACAATCTACAGCTTAGTAAATGAGTATTCTGGGCGATCGCTTAATAGCGTTACAACAAGAAAAAGATAGATTTTCTTTTGATGTTGAGGGTTTAGGCGTTGATGGAAATCCATTGACTGTCTTTTTTACTAAATTAACTGTACGAGAAGATGAGCGGTTGCGCAAATTACATCCAAAGTTCTACCAAGCTGTAAGCAGTGGAGATATTCCTAGCTTTAAAGCTCTGGTGGATCTTATTTGTTTAAAAGCGGAAGATGAAAGTGGCACAAAGCTATTTGATGAAGCCGATAAACAAAAACTGCTTGGAATGGATGTTGGTTTCGTAATGAATTTTTCTACAAAAATAATAGAAAAATTATTTGAAGCTAACTCTTTGGAGCAAGCGGAAAAAAACTAAATGACGATCCGCATTTGTTATCGATATATGCACTCGCGGATCGATTAAAACAACCAGTCGAAGTTATAAAAGATATGACAATGGAAGAATTTATCCATTGGATAGCTTTTTACAACATTGAACAACAGAGAATAAAAGATGTCGCAAAAACTACAATATGAGTTATCAGCTAGAGATAGAACTAAAGCAGCTTTAAGATCCTTTAAAAAAGGTTTAGCTGGAGCAGGAAAATCTTTATTAAGCCTTAAATCTGGTTTAGTGGGTTTAGCAGCTGGACTAGGAGCTATTAGATTTGCTCAAGCTACAAAAGATGCTTTAAACTTTGGAGCGCAGCTTCAAATTACAAGTGATAAAATTGGCGTAGCAGTTGAATCTTTACAAGCTTTTCGTATTGCAGCAGAATCGGCAGCTGGAGTTCAGTCTAATGTTATGGATATGGCTCTCCAGAGGTTCTCAAGGCGTGTTGGTGAAGCACAAAAAAATACTGGTGAATTAAAAGGAAGCTTACAAGAACTAGGAATAGATCTTAAAAATGCAGATGGTAGTTTTAAATCTGTTGAAGAAGTATTGTTTGAGTATGCAGATGGTGTAGCGGCAGCTGGAAACGCATCTGAACAATTATTATTTGCCTTTAAAGCTTTTGACTCTGAGGGCGCAGTATTGGTCGGTATCTTAAAAGAGGGCGGAGCAGCATTAAGAGATCAATATAATAAAGCGTTAGAAAGTGGAGCAATATTGACTAAAGGCGCTGCAATGCAGAGTAAGGTCTTAAATGCTGAACTTGCTGTACAGGGCAAAATAATAAGCACTCAGCTAAAAGGACTGCTACTAGAATTTGGAGATCTTTTACTTCATGTAACGACAAATCTGGCAAAACTAACTACAGCATTTAGAAACTTCCTTAAAAGCGATACGCAAAAATTTATTGATACTATAGGCTCTATGACTGAGAGTGAAGTATTAGACAATATAGATCTTTACAATGAAAAGCTAAAAGAGCAGCAAGCTATATTAGATCAGTATAAAGATCAAAATGCGTTCCAAAAAATGTTAAGTGGATTTGACGAAAAATCATTTTTAAGTGCTGCAAAATCAGTAAAAGACTTCACATTAGTTTTAAAAACTTTGAAAGAAATGCAAAGATCTTTTGCAGAGGGCGAAAGCGGAGAAAAAGGTTTCTTTGGCGGATTAGCAGAGGGCTTAAAAAATGTTGAAAGAAATTTAAAAACAACAAAACAACTTGGAATGGATTTTGCTAAATCTATTGAAACAAATATGGTCGCTGCATTTGATTCAATTATTAAAGGCACAAAAACATTAAGCGAGGGCTTAAAAGATCTTGGAAGAATATTAATTCAAGAAGCAATGAAAATGATTATCTACAGGATGATAATCGCTCCATTTACAGATATGTTCGGTGGGTTCTTAGACGGCATAGGATTATCAGCTCCAGCTAATAAGCAATACGGTGGATCTGTACAAAAGGGCAAACCTTATATTGTAGGAGAAGCTGGTATGGAGATGTTTGTTCCAAATCAATCTGGAACAATTGTACCTAACCACAAACTCGGCGGATCTGGAACGATTGTTCAAAACATAAATATTTCTACTGGCGTTGCTGCAACTGTTAGATCTGAAATTATATCCTTGCTGCCATCTATTGCAGAAGTAAGTAAAGGCGCAATGATAGATAGTCAATTAAGAGGGCAGATCTAATGGCAATTACATATCCTTTAAGTATTCCCAATACTACAAGCTTTTCCCAAATTAATATGATGGCTAAATCAACAGTAGGCGTTTCTACATCTCCATTTACCAATCAAGCACAGATCTATAAATGGTCAGGTGAATATTGGGAAGCAGACATTCAAACAAAACCAATGAAAAGAGAGGACGCAGAATACTGGATTAGTTTTATGCTAAAATTAAAAGGATCTTTTGGAACTTTTTTAATTAATCCAGATGTATTAGGTAATACAGCACGCGGCAGCTGCTCAACATCAGCTGGAACTCCAGTAGTTAATGGCGCTCATGCAGCGCAAAGTAATACATTAAATATTACAGGCGCTCCATCAGGAGCTACAAACTATTTTAAAGCTGGTGATTATTTTAGTATTGGAAGTGGATCTACAACAAGATTATTTAAAGTTCTGGACGATACAAGTAGCAATGGTTCTGGTGAATTAGTTGTTAACATTTTTCCACAATTAAGAGTGGCTTTAAGTGGCAGTGAAGCAATCACTGTTAGCAATCCAAAAGGTAAATTCCGTTTAGCGTCAAATGAAATGCGATGGCAAGTATCAACCGTTTCAATGTACGGAATAGGGTTTACCGCAATAGAAGCAGTATAATGAAAGATAAAAATAAAAAAGGTAAGCGTTCTCATCGCGGAATGAAGTATGCTTGGATAGAAAAGATCCGTGAACAGATTAATTTTGGTAAAAAAAGTAAACGCAAAAAAGCAAAAAAAGCTAAACGCAAATGTAAAAAATGCGGTGGAGCTAACTGTAAATGTAAGGTTAAATAATGGCTCGCACAATTACATTTGGATCTCAAATTGCAGCTGATGAAGTCGAACCATTTTTCGCTGTTAAATTAGATTTCTCTGGAGATTTTACTCGCACATTTTTAGTTACAGTTGGAAGAACTGGTGAGGGTAATAAGTATTTTATAAATACAGATCAACAACAAGAATTAACTATTGCCAGAGGTAACACAATTATCTTTGATACAAGTGATAGCAGCGTATCATCGCATCCTTTAAGATTATCGACTACAAGTGATGGAACTCATGGCGGCGGATCTGAATATACAACTGGCGTAACAACATCTTCTTCACAAACTCAGATAGTTGTTGCTGGTGGCGCTCCAGATACCTTGTATTACTATTGCAGCGTACATTCTGGAATGGGTGGTAAGATTAATATTGTCGATGCTCCTGCAAGAGTATGGACTGGTTTTGGCGACATCACAATTGACTCGGAAACATACAAAGGATTGGGTGATTTTGGACAAATTACAAATGTTGTTCAGAATGAAAAATTAACAGCAGAGGGTTTAACTTTAAGTTTATCTGGTATTCCTGTTGATTATATTTCAAATGCTTTACGCGACAATTATCAAGGGCGTAGCGTATCAATTTATTTTGGTGTTTTAGTTGACGGTCAATTAACTTTAACTCCTTATGAATTATTTACTGGTCGCATGGATCAGATGACAATTAATACAAGTGGTGATGGATCAAGAATAGATCTTACTGTTGAAAACCAACTTATAGATATGCAAAGAACACGCATATCCAGATACACTGAGGACGATCAAAAAGCTAAATATGGATCTACTGAAACAAGTTTAAGATATGTATCTGGATTACAAGAAAAAGAAGTGTTGTGGGGTATTCCATTTAGTGCAGTTCCAAATGTAGTTGCTCCACCAACACAAGATGAAATTAATAAAATTGTAGATGATTTTGTCAAAGGCGGATTTAGAGGTTTTTAATGACTGAACTTGATAATTATATCGCCAAAAAATTACACGAAGATTTTGAATATGGAAAAAATGACTGCATGACTTTTACAAATGGAGCAGTTGAAGCTGTAACAGGCATTAATCATCTAAAAAAAATAAGAAAATGGAATAGTGCAGCTGAAGCTAAAAAAGTTTTAAAGCACGAAAAGCACAAAGAATTTATAGATATATTTGATAGCCGATTTCGACAACATACTAATTTAAGTAAGTTAAAAGATGGCGATATAGCTCTTGTTGATAATCCATCAGATACGACTTTTTCAAAATATTCAGCGACAATTTATTATAAAGGTAAATTGGTTGGAGTAAGTAGTTCTGGAATGATTACTTTTCCAGTAGAAAGCGGAGAATACTTTTTTAACATTAGAAGTTTAAGAATTAGAGGATAAGATGGGCGAATTTGTTACAATGCTGGCTACTAAATTTGCTGAATGGCTAGTTGGAGCGCAAGCAGTTAAAGCTGGTACTTTTGCCGCTAAAGCCGCTATCTTTGCAGCTAAAACTGTTATAGTTGGCGTTCCGTTATTATTGGCAGGAAAAGCATTGCTGCCAAAAATGGATCTTAACTCTTTATTAGCTAGAAGCAGTATGCAGCGTAGTCCAATTGCATCGCGAAAAGTAGTTTATGGACGAGCAAAAGTAGGTGGAACTATTCTTTATATGAGTGAGGGTACTAGCGGAGTAGCAGCTAATAGGGAGCATCTCTATATGGTATCAGCTTTATCCTACAAAGAAATTGATAGCTTTGAAAAGATCTACGCAAATAATGAAGAATTAACTATAAATGGATCTACTGGTCATGTAACTTCACCATCAAGATACTATCCAAATAGCAATCCAAGATTTACATTCGGTGTTAGTTCTGTAATGACTGGCACAACTACTCAGACTTTAGATAGTGCAGTTTATAGTAATACAGATCTTACAAGCAGCGATCAGTTTAAAGGCATTGCTTGTTTACAATTTTGGATGGCATACGATCCAGAAGTTTTTACAAGCGGTATTCCTAATGTAACTGCATTAGTTAAAGGTCGAAAAATTTTAGATTTTAGAACTAGCACTACTGCTTGGAGTGATAATCCTGCTTTAATAATATATGATTATTTAACAGATACAGATTATGGATTAGGAGTTCCAGTTTCCAGAATAGATACAACATCTTTTACGGCAGCTGCAAACACTTGCGAAGAACAAGTGGCATTAGATACAGATCCAGTTACTTATGAAAACAGATATACTTGTAATGGTGTTATAGATACAGCAGCAACAATATCAAATAACCTTGAGATGTTATTAAGCTCATGCGTAGGTAGTTTAGCTTATATTGACGGAAAATATAAATTAAGAGTTGGCGAATGGGTTGCTCCTACTCAAACAATAACAGAGGAAGATCTACGCGGAGCTGTATCTTTAATTACAAAACCAAGCCGCAGAGAAGTATTTAATACAGTAAAAGGTATTATCGTAACAGAAGCTTCAAACTGGCAACCAGCAGATTATCCAGAAGTAAAAAATACTGCTGCAATAACGGCAGCTGGTGAAGAAATAAAAAGTGAATTGCCATTGCCATTTACTAGCTCATCATCAATGGCTCAAAGAATAGCAAAAATATATTTGAATAAAAACTTACAAGATTACACTTTAACTTTACCTTTAAAATTAACGCAATTTTCATTAGAGCCAAGCGATACTGTTAATGTAACACTAGAAAAAAGTTTCGGTTTTAAAAATAAAATATTTGAGGTTGTTTCATGGTCATTTGGAACATCAAGTGGTGAGAATGGAGAATTAGTTTTAGGTGTTGATGTAACATTAAGAGAAACAGCAAGCAGCGTTTATGACTGGGCGGCAACTGATGAAACAGCGATGCCAGAAACATCTGCTCCAACAGTTACAAAAATAGAAAATGTAGATGCTCCAAGTTTTTCACTTGCTGCAATTACAACTAAAAAAGCAGAAGACGGAACTCTGGTTGACGGTTGCGAATGTTCAATCACTGATCCAACAGATAATCGCCATGTCGTAGAATATGATGTGGCTTATAAAAAATCCAGTGATAGCAATTTTACAGAAATATCAGTTTTAAGGGATAGTAATTAATGGCAAAGACAACAATTTCAGAGGTAGATAAAAAGGTGGCAGTTTTGGAAGCGCATTTAAAAGATCATATAAAAGAATGTACTAAGACTAGCGAGCTAACTTTAGTAAGAATTAAAAGAATTGAAGCAATTATGATAAGCAGCACGGCAGCAGTGCTTATTTTACTGCTTAAAATAGTATTTTTTTCCTAAATCGCTCAGGACGCGTTTTAAGCGTCATACAGCAACTTTTAATGTTTTACATTAATTAGTATATAAAAACCCTACAACCATATTTAAACTTAATTTATAAGGACTTTTTTTCATGTTATCAGTATTATTTTCATCGGCTCTCGGATTCGGAAGCTCTTTTCTCCCCAGTTTATTAAAATTTGCCGAAAACCGTCAGAAAGCAAAATTAGAAATACAATTGATGGAAACTAAAGCTAAATTTGCTAAAGAATTAAGCTCATTAAAATTAAAAGAAGCCGAGCAGCAGGCTCTGGCACAACAAGCTCAATCAATTTATGCACACGATGAAACAATCCAAAAAGCAAATCATTCAAAATTCGTAGCATCCTTATCAGCGTCGGTTCGACCAGTTATCACTTATATTATGTTCGCATTATTTTGCTTGGTTGTAGTTAGTCAGGTAGTAGTTGCAATACAAGAGGGCGAAGAAACATTAAAAGCAATACGCGATAGCTTCACGGAAGAAGCGTATATGATATTAAGCAGCACTGTTAGTTTTTACTTCGGTGGACGGATGGTCCGCAAATGACAAGAGCAATTATAACTCCTGTCGTATCTGGTGAAACTTACGATGTTAAAGTTCGTGCAAGAACGATGGCAGGAAAATATAGCGCCTACAGTGCTACAAGCCAGATTACCATACCTACTTATTCTACAGCTCCAGCTGTACCTACTTCTCCAAGCGCTACAAGCGATCCTCTTTCTATTACTATTAAATGGACTAATCCAGCTGATAAAGATCTTAAAGGTGTTGAAATCTATTACAGCACTACAAGTGGATCTGGTTTTTCACTTTTAACAAGTATTGATGGAGTTCCAAGCACGGCGCAAGAATTTGACTGGAATTATGAAGATGCTTTATCGCTCAACCAAACTTATTATTTTAAAATAAGATCTATTAATACAAGTGGCGTAGCATCTGGTTACACTTCGGAAGTATCAGCTCAGTTTAGCACTATTGCAACTGGCGATGTTACTATGAACGCTATTTCAAATATCTCAGGATCTATTGTTTCTTACAATTCTAATGCAGAAAGCAGCACTCAGGATGCGATTACCTATTCAGCAAATGGAACTGGATCAGATAGCACTACATTTAACGGTTATATGGCAGCTGAAATAACATTAGGAGCAATTGACAGCTCGATAGCTGGTTTTTTAATAACAGCAAATGCTTTAGCTAGTAAAAGAACTATTGGAACAGCAAAATACGCTTATGCAATTGTTTTACAAAAATTACCATCTAACGCTTATTGGACTAAAGCAGCAGCATCTGGAAATTATGCTGTTTTTTTAGGCACTGGTGATGCAACAGGGCAAAGCTCTACTGAGGGCATACAAGGATCTTTTAGCTCATCATTTTTAGATGATGCAACTGGCGTAACTGGAACAACAGGATCTAAATACGGATTATTTTTATATGAACCAACAGAAACTACCGATCAATACTGGGTATTTGGTGGAACTGGATTAACTGTAACGGAATTAAAAAGATGAGTTTAGAAAAAACAAAAGGTTATTTTTATAACGCAGATGGAGATCTTATAGAAAGTTATATTGGATATTTGGATCTTACCAATATGGAAGAAGTTTTAGAGTTTAGAAAAAATGCAATCGGTTTTGTAGAAACAGAACTACTTAATACTGACTGTTTTAAATACAACATTGATACTGGAGAAATAGAGGAGTATTAGATGGATAAAATTATTCAAATTATTAAAAGCATAATATCACCAGAACAAAACTGGTCAGCTTTTGCAATGAAGATAACTGGTCTTATTGTTGTCGCTGTAATCGCATATATAGCTTTTCAACAATATACAAATTTAACAGCTGATGAGGACAATCAAAACATTCCAATAATAGAAGTTTTTGAAAATCAACCAGAAAAAAAAGGTGAAGTTGAAGAATTAGTAAATAAATTATTAAGGTCAGATCGCGATATTCAATCTGTATGGTTATATGATTGGGTAGATGCAAGAAATGTTGTGCCTTTAATGATGTTACCAAGAAATAGTGAAGATTTATTGCCAACAGGATATTTCATGCAAGGAGATGAGTATGTGATTGGTCATTTTGTTTTAAGCCAATGCACTTCTTTAGATAGAAAAATACCAAATATAGCTTGTCCAATAATGTCCACAGATGATGCTTGGGGAGTATTGGTTGTAACTTATCAAGATGGATTAACTCCAGATTTAAAAACGACAAAAGCTACAGCAATGAAAATCTCTGAAATTTTATACCTACAAAACAACTAGAAAAAAATAATTTTTAAAAAATAAATAAGGAGATAAAAATGAAAAAGTTTATATTCGCACTTCTATTAAGTTTATTTATATTTGAAAATTCAAGCGCAGATATTGAATGGAACGCTGCAATCACAAATGAATACATCTGGAGAGGTATGTCGCAAGGAGATGGAGTTGCTGTTTCTGGTGGAATAGATGTTTATAACGATACAGGATTATCAGCTGGGATATGGGTATCAAATGTCGATTTTGGAGATGATACAACTTATGAGCTTGATGTTTATGTCGGATATAATATCGGATTTTTAAACATTGGATATATTTACTATGCTTTTCCAGATAATACTGGTGAAGATTACAATTCTGGAGAAGTAAATCTTTCTGCCGATATAGGAGTTTTTACTATTGCAGCAAATATTCTAGCTCATGCTGATTGGGAAATGGATTTTGGAGATGAGATTTATTACTCAATTGATACTGCTTTTGGAGTAACTGATAATATCGATTTAAGTCTGCATCTTGGTCTATACGATTATGATTTAGATGATGATGAAACAGATTATGGAATGTCTATTGATTTTCACTCTGGTTTCTCACTTGGAATAATTGATAGCACTAGAGATGATAGCGATCCTTTCTTAGTTATTACTTACTCACTTAATGGATAGCTTTTTACAAAATAACAATGGAGAAAAAAATGAAAAATTTAATGATACTGATACTGCCATTATTTTTAATGGCTTGTGGATCTTCAAGAATAATGCTTAATGCAGATATTCCACAAGATACAGAAATCAAAATTCAGATCGAAACAGATCAGAAAAGCGAATAATGTATATCTATAAAGCAATGAAAGTTCGAGTTGTATCTGGTGATACGATCAAATGTTTCATAGATCTTGGATTTAATGTTTCACTACAATCTATGCGAGTAAAGCTTCTAAATTTAAAAGCTCCAACTGGCATTGCTGGTGATAAAGCAAAAGCTCATCTCGATAGTATTTTGCCAGAAAAATTCTCTATAAAAACAAGAATTGAGGACGGCATAATCATTGCTGATGTTATGAGCGGCGGAGAAAGCATTAATCAAAAAATGCTCGACTCTGGAATGTGTGAGAAGTTCACGAAAGATGAATAATAATTCTCTCGCCTTTATCTCGCCTTTTTTAGTGTAAAAACACACTACTAAGCATAATTAAGCATATACATATTAGGAAAGCATAAATTCCTAAAACCTAATCCCACCTTTAATAAGCGATGTAAAATAAGGCTTTACGACCACTCAAAAATCGGTAGAATACTGTTTTTGGGAAACAGTGGTCGTAGCCCTCTAAACCGCAGAAATCCAACACTTTTACCAAAATAACACAAAACTCTCGCCTTTTTCTCGCCTTTTTTATTGATTAATGTGCCACATTAACTGTATAATAAGGCATATTAACAAATAGGAGAAAACGATGATTAATATAACTACTAGAAAAATTGGCGAAGCTTCATACTGGGTTGCAGATTTTAGATATGCGCCGAGTGGTTTTTCAGTTGAGGACTGGAAGCAAAAATCAGATGAGTTAGTTGCCGCAAAACTTTTACCTAAAAATAAAAGATTAAATATTAACAAATCAAAAATGAATAAAAATGCTGTACGCGAAAAGTGCGCAGCATTAATTAACGATGTTCACGACCACGATATGAGTAAAGATATATTGATGGTGAAAGATCTTTTTGCAGATACTACTGGCATTGAAGATTTTGACTGGAAGCAGCATGAGAATTATTTAGGTCGTAGATATGCAGTGGATCTAAAATTAAATAGATCTATCACGCAATCCACTTTTGATTACGAATTAAATCTTTGCAAAAAAATTGTAAAACTTTTTGGTGATAAAAACTGGTCTAAATTAAATGCTGAAAATTGCATGGTTGAATTAAGACAATATTGCGCTGACAATGCTAACGATTTAGAAACTGAGGATCTTCGATTAGCAAGTTCTTATGGAACATTTAAAAGATCTTTTAATTTGCTTAAAGCGATCTCCAGATACTTAAATAAATTCTATCAAGTTAAGGATGTTTTTGCTGATGTATTATTAAAAGATTTTCCTGCTCCAAAAATTATTTCTGATTATAACGAAATTAAAGATGCTAGAACTGATGCAGTTAATGTTGATGATGTTTTATATTACACTGAGCAAAGTTATTTAAAAGGCATCCATAACCGTCCAGAGCATCTTAGAAACTTATGGCTTGAGCAGTTACTTATTACGATCGAAATGTTTAAGAGAACTGGTATGAGAAAAGGTGAACTTCTTGCGTTGACTTGGGATGATCTACAGTTAGTTGAAAAGGGCAACAGAAAATTTGCTACTTTATCAATTAACAAAAGCTTTAACAGAAATACCCAAATATTAAGCAAGCCTAAAACTGCTAAAGGTGTAAGAACCGTTCCTTTATCTTTTGATTTTTATGAAAGATTAATGGCTTATAAAGAGATCCAAATAGAGAGCGAATTAATGTTTCCTAACTCCGTAGGTAAATATGATACCAGAGATCGTTTTGGTAAGGCTCTAAGAGCAGGAAATAAGCTTGTACATGGCAGCAATAAATCAAAGTATTTAACTGTACACGGCATCCGCCATTTCTACGCAACGAAGTTCTTAAATGAAAATCAAGGATCTTTAGATGACTTATCAGTTCTTTTAGGACATACTGATCCTGCTACAACTATTAAGAACTATGTTGATAACAGAAATATACCAACTGATAGACTTGCTGATATAGCAGATAGAATAGGAGCTTAAAATGAAATATGTAAAAAATTTTTTTATAGATGAAGCTGCTGGTGAAAAATTATGGATTCATAAACTTCGAGATAAGACTGGAAAAACTTTTACATTAAAATCTACAGTACAGCATACTGATAAAGAAGTTACAGAAAAATTATATACATTTTATAAAGATTTAATTAATCGAGATGGAACATTTAAAAGAGATTTTGAACTTTATAGTTATTATGCTAAATACTAATCCGTGATGTAAGGACGGAGTGTAGCGCAGTCTGGTTAGCGCACGCGCTTTGGGAGCGTGAGGTCGCAGGTTCGAATCCTGCCACTCCGACCATTTTCTTCTTGATGCTGTACATTAAATGGTTAAGATAAAGCATTAATAGGAGAAAAATAATGAAAAATAAATTAACTGGGATTTTAATAGATCCATTTAAGCTTACTGTCGAAGATTTTGAATTAGATTACAACGACGAGTACGGTTATAAAAAAATTCAAGAAGCTATCAACTGTAAAACTTTTAGTGTTACCAGATTAGATCAAACTGAAGTTATGTTTATTGATGATGAGGGAAGATTAAAAACTCACCAGAGAGGTTTTTATTTGCATACTTTGATAAATAGTTTAGGACACTTTAACGCCGAAATAGCGCAAGCTGATTTAGTATTTAATCAATTAGAGGGAAAGCATGGATCTTTAGTGGATGACTTAAAAAGCAATGCTAGATTTTTTGTTGGTAAAGCACTTATTCTAAGCGATGGCGGCACTGGTGAAAGTTACGACACTCAATATTCTGTTGAAAAAATTAAAGGCGATTTTGCAATATATAAACTATATATAACTGATAATGATTTAGAAGTTGGAAATATTCCTTACGGAATTAGCTTTGTTGAAACAAATAGGGCAGAGGGCTTTTCTTTACATCCACACACAACTCATATTGACGCGGCTTTAATATAACCCTGCATCAATTTTAGCTTTAGCAGCTGCGCGCCGACTGTTTAAAAAGTTAGCGCCAGCTTCTACATCTGCAAAGCAAGTAACCCAGCTCCACGGATTACGATCATTAGGATCTACGACAACAAAGACACTTTCACATCCATTACTATCCGCATCAAACTCAATATTCAGTTTTTCATGCGCATAATCATCCCACCATTTATAACCTTTTGCACGGCAGAGCCAGACAACTTCTCCAGCTTCTTCAAGATGTGTCTGCATAACGCTGCCAATGTGTAAATGTCCTGCAATATAAACATGAGCGCCACGACCAGCTCCAAACATTGCAGCACGCAAAACGCCATGTAATTTATTGTAAATCGATGTTCCTTTAAAGTTATGTTTTTGATAAATCTGGAAATCGCGACCATTAGGGAAAGTAAATTTAGCTCGAATAGCCCAGTCATCTTCAACTGCATTTTTTGGTTTTTGCATCCATTTAACAGGATCTCCAGCGCCACTCCATGCGCCATGATTTCCACTGATAATAAGTTTTGCCAAACTCTGATCTATAATCCATTGAACCATATCCCAAGCTTGCTTCTGGGTAGTTTCAGAATTTTGGAAATTTCTTACTAGATACCCTACCCAATTATTAAGATGGTCGCCTAAAAGTATAGAAGTTACATAGGGTTGATTTTCTTGCACGATTTTAAAATGTTTTTTAAGAGTAATCAGATCACAATAAGGATCGTCAATATGCATATCGCCAAAGATACAAAAGCCAATTGGCATAGCATTACCTTTGTAAGTTTCTTTAACTTTAATCTCTACCAATTCTTTTTTCTGTAAACGGTTCTGCTTACGCAAAAAAGCTTGAGAGCGATCTTCAATAATTTCTTCTATGGGTTTATCATCATCTTGGATTACAGGAAGATCTAAAAGCTCGTCAGAGGGCTTATATTCTTGCTCTGGTTTAACCTTATTTAGATCTATTCTTTGCCGTGCAGCGCTTAAACGCGCTTTAAAGGCATAATAAGTTAAACCTAAAGCTGTCGCTGCTTCTTTCTGATTTTTATATTTCTTGCCCTCGCCAATATCATTGTCAGCAATTGCTACAAGGACTTTTGCATCATCTAATAACATTAATTTATGTTTTGAATAATCCTAAATTTTTCGATCTTCCAGTTCATCACTGGTTCAAGATCATAAACATCATCGCGAAAGTTTACTTTTTGCATATTAACAAAACCATCTTCGTCAAATTGAACGGTAGCAATTACATTATCAGAAAACTGGACCAGAAAGATTACTGGGATGCCAAAATGGTTTATTACATCACGACCGAACATAACTTTTTTCATGCTGCAATAAACAGTAGGGTAAAAACCAAAAGGCTTTTTTCTTTTTCGACATTCAACAAAAGCAACAGTTCTACCATCGCGTTTGCAAAGATAATCTAGTGGGTATCTGGGCGGACAATCGTAAGCCGTAGCTTGAGCATAATTCATATATATATTGATAAGATCTTCTTGATCTTTTCGATGATATTTATTTTCGTACATTGTCGGATAGTATTTTGGGGTGTTAACCATCGATCACAATCTCCGCACTTTGCTGGCTATTGCGTGAATAACAAATCGTAATATCTTCGGCAGTATCTCCTGTTATGTTAAAGACACAAATTCCAAAAATAAAAATGTTCACTATTACCTCGTATAGATGAGGGCTTAATCGCCTACTGAATTATTGTCATCCATAACTCCATGCCGAACGAACTGATAGACTTCCTTATTCGAGAATAAAAAATAATTTTTACCTTTTATTCTTGGCTTTGGGAACTTGCCGCTCTTAATGTAATTATACAAATTTCGCTTATTGTTTACGGTAGATTTACCAAATAAAACTTCGCACACTTGAACGGTAGTCATTAACTCACCGTAATTATCGTATTTTATATTAGAAGTCGATGTCATCTAAATCATCTTTTTCTATAAATTGGGAAGCGGCAGTTCTGGACGCTTGATCTAATGATGCGTGCGCAGGGGAGCTACGCTCTGTCGAACCACCGCTGACGGAGTGCGAGCCAACATGGCGAGAAGAACTCACTCCGTTATTCTTTTTTTCTTTTAATGCTTTTTTTTCTTCTTTTGTTAATTCAAAACCAGCATATATTTTTTTATTAGGTTTTTTATTTTCTAAATTTTTCTTCTTCTGGTTATCGCAATAAGATCTATTATAGCTATCAACTTCTTTTATAATTACGCGCATATTATCCGTGTGCCATTCTTCATAATTAGGATCAGTTGGATCTGGAGTATTAAACCAGCACTCAACTTGAATATCACCAGCTGGAATAAAAATGCCTTTTCTTTCTTTATTAGTTCGAGGATCTATCATCGTATGATACTCTGGTATCTTATGAGTTACCTCTCTGTAGTCGCAGGTAAAGCCATCTGGAGTAGCTTTGACATAATCATCAAAATAAATAAAAGGTTTCCATTTATTGTCGTTCATTTTCGTTCTCATTTTCTGTTGTTTCTTCATTCTCTGGATCAACATCTTGTTCTGTTTCTTCAGTATCTGACTTACCGTCCTCGCCATCGGTTGCTCCATCTGTTAAATTATCTAAATGTTGGTAAATACTCTTTTCCATGCTTACAAATTCTTCTGCTCTTGAACCGCTTTCAGCATTATCGTCATCATCAGCACTTGCAAGATCTAACAATGCCATTTTAAAATATCGCTGAGAATAAGAACTCACTGATCCATATTCTTGCGATGTTGATTTTTCTAAAAAAACTTTTTTTGAAGCTTCTATCCATTGGCAGCTTTTTACATGATAAATTCTAGTAGCATAAATATCTTGCTCTCGATCAGTAGCATAAGGCATATTAACGCAAAGTAATTTATGCCTACTTAAAAACGGTGTAACAATTGTATTTATTAAAGGCAGAGTAGTATGACTCCAAGCAAACGCATTTTTACCAACTTTTTTATCTTTTTTTATTACACTTCCAGAAAATTGTTTTGACCATTTAGACAAATCTCTTTTTACAGCAAGTAGTGCTGGTAAAATTTCATCTACTTTTACAGAAGTTCTAAAATCTAAATGATTTTCTTTATGTTTTAACTCGTCCAATATTGTCATGTAATTTCAATTCCTGTTAAGTTTCTTCGTTCAATCATTTGTTCTTTTGACAATGGATATTTTCCTACCCACAAAATACATTCAAAATTGTCTGATTGAGTTACAACTTCAATTGCTTCTTCTTCTGAATAGTGATCGACCGCATCATTAATTATGACTTTATGCTTATTGAGCCAGATAATATTATATGAATACCATTTAGCTTTTATGTTGTGTCCTGTACCCATCATTTTAACATTGGCGTAATTGTTATTGTTACTAAAAACGCAGCAAAGCAAGCAATGAGCATACAAGCTCTAATTGCTGCTTCTTGGTTTATAGATCTTCTTTTCTTGTGCAATATGATCTCCAATAATATTTTTTATCCGACTTAATTTTAAAGCAGTCATTCTTTGTTTAAATTTTCGTGATTCAATATTAACCTTACTCATATAGACATAATGAGTGCTTTAATGTGATACCGCAAACTTTAATTTATGAGATTAAGGCGTTCTACGCCGTAAATTGTGGATTATTTTATTGCCCTTTATTTAAAATAATGGCGCATTTATTTAGGACTGTTTGTAGATCTGTTGAGGTTGCGAGATTTAGATTTTTTTGCTCTTGTTTTTGCCAACTATCAAGCAAGTGTTTAGCAACTTCTAAATTATAACCGTAAAGAATTTTAGTTTTTAAATTATAATTTTGATTAATAGTTTTTATCAGATCTTTATTTTTTTTAAGATCCTCGATGTCATATTCAATTAATAGTTCTGCTTTGACCAGAGTATCTAATCGATCTCGCAATCTTCTTTCTTCATGCTCTACTCCAAGATCTAGTAATTCTTTTTCAATTTCCTTTAAACTCATAAATCGGAAATCTTCTAAAGTTTTTTTTAAAATGCACAAACTAATACGATAATCAATTGGATCTATTTTTATGTTTTGCCAGTCGCCATCTTTTAATTGTCCGTATGTTCCAAGTACAGCTGCAATTTTTTCAAATATGAACCAGAGATCAAATAATTTTTCATTTATTTCAAGTGCATTTTCAATAGGAATAGTAACCCAGTTATCTTTTTTAATTTGTTTATGAACTACTGTTTCTTTTCTTAACTTTTCATAAAAAAACTTATTTTGTCTTTTCATCTTCCTCTAATCCAGTTTACTAAAGGGCTTTTAGCTATCTTGTATTTTTAATTTTTATATCTGTAATAATATGAAAGCACTTTAGATCAGAAACTTTGATCGTATGCTCTCTATGGTTTCCGTATTTGGTAAATTTTATTTGATCGTTAAATCCGATAGCGCAATTATAACCAACTATATAATGACCTTTTTTAAAATGAAAAACAGCATCGCAATTATGTACTAATTTTGACTGCGGCTTATATTCCATATCATCAAATACAATATAATTAATTTTATCTTCATTAACTTTGTACTCAACAGCACTTCTATCTGGTGGAAATTTATTGTCGGTATTTATTGATCTGTCGCGAGCAAACAATTGTATTGTCGAATTTTTTGGATCTAAAGTTCCAATAACTTTTAAGGAATTAGAATAATGTTCGTCATCCTCTACAAGATCTATTGGATCATAGTTAATATCAGTATGTTTTTTTAAATAGTCTTTTAAACGCATTAAATTATCATAACTAATTTTATGATGCGCATTTCCATCTTTATCTAAATTACGCCACTTACTAACTGTTTGTGGAGCTACTTTACAATGACTAGCGACATCATTGTTAACTGAATCTACATTAAGATCTAGTCCGTCTAAAATTTTTCCGATTTTACTTCGTCTGCTCACAACTTCTAACATATCACTCCTCGATTTATTAACAACATTAAAATTAAACAATGAAATAAATTTATCCACAATATTTTAATGCTAAATTTTAAGGCGTGCTACGCCGTAATCTGTTGATAATAATGTAAAACTTTATGCTTTAATGTATTACATTAAAAATTATAACGGTTACAATCAGCTATGAGATTACAAGATATAGTAGAAAAAGCAGAAAATTATTATGAAAAATTGTCATATATTGATGGCTTATCAAACATAGCTATTTTAAATAAATGCAAAATTGAGCATGGCTTCTGGACGGATAATTATCCACAACTACCATCAGATGCTTTTACTATTTTTTTATTATTTGCAAAGTTTTTCCATGAACAAAACTGAAATGGCGACATTGATGCTGCGATCTGGAACATCCAGAACGGATCTTAGAATAGAATTAGGGCTACCGAGATTACATTGTGAAGCGATGTTAAAAGGTAAGATCCCAGTAAGTGCAAATGTTGCATCATATTTAATTAATAAAATGGAAGCTCAGAAATCTTATGAGTGATATGGGAATTAGAAATGGACGGTGGCATCCTAAATGGCAATATGAAGATTGGAATAAGTGGGCGAATACAGATGAGGGCAAACTAGAGCTTAGAGAAAAACAAGAAGAAAGCAGAAAGATTATAGAAGCCAGAAAAAAGAGAATAATAGAAACAGCAAAACAAGCCTTAAAGAAGCCACATTTTTTAACAGAGATCCAGAGAAAAGAATACAGGAGAGTTTTAGATGAAAACACTTAGCTTTATATTAGTTAGCTTATGTCTAATGTTATATATATTTATTTATTCAATTATATTTTTCTTAAATAAGTTAACTAACAATAAGCTAACGCTATTATATCAAGGTAAACTTAATAGCAGTCAATCCCTGCCAAGCAATAAATCTGTTGATAAATGTGAATAAGGTTAATAAGTGATGAATAAAGAAAAAGATTTTAAATGGGTAGTTAATAATGAAGATGATTTAAGTAAGTTTATTCATATCTTTCCCAGATACGAAGATGGACAACCATATATCCAAATACAAATTGGAACATCAGAAGATGGTTTTATTTTTAGAAAAAATGTTAATGATAATTATGTTTATAATTTAATGGAGAAACTAATCTTACTTAGTAGGCAAATGAATAATGAGAAAGACAATCGCAACGGACATTAAGCCAGATATTGTAGTATGGGCTACTCAAAAAGAATTAGATGCTATTGATATGATATTTAAGCGTGCAGCTAAAACAGATCTACGATTACCACCAGTAAAGTTAAAAAGAATTGCAGCTGCATGGTTAGATACAAAAACAGAATGGACGGAATATGGTTACGATCCTAAAGCAAAAGTCACCATCAAGCCATCGCGAGAAGATCTAAGTAATTATGATACAGCATTAGATATAGGTTTAAAATTATCAAGAGAAGATAGACAACTGATCTGGGCAGTAGCTATTTCTTGGGCAGCTAAACCTTATGGCACATGGACACGCGTTGCCAAGAAATATAATTGCACTCGCCAGACTGTTATGAACAGACATAGAGGAGCGTTACAGAGAGCGTATATCGCCATCAATTATTATAATATCATTTGACACTCTTAACGAAATCAGCTTACGAATATTATATTATGGGCGTGTATCGTCCAACTGAGCAAGAACTCAGCGGAGTGGCGTAACTATCATACTTCCTTCCTTACACACAACAAACTAAACGAATAGCTGGCATACTCCTATTTGCTGGCTCTGTTATGCCACTCATAAGGAATTTATAATGGGAATATATGGAGATGTAGAGATGCCTGCGTGGATCTATAATACAAATAAAAAGAAACCAAAGAAAACACAATCAAAGAAGAAACCAACTTACCGACCTAAAAAGAAATAATGCAGTATAAGATCCTTGATCCATGCTGCGCTACTCGCGCAATGTGGTTTAATAAAAATGATGATAGATGTTTATTTGCAGATCAAAGACAAGGTAGAATGGTAGTAAGACATCACAGACCGAAATCGGATAAAGGCGCAATAAGAAACAGAAATGATAAGGTTGTAGATCCTGTTCATGTACATGATTTTAGGCAAATGCCTTATCCAGATAATAGTTTTTATCATGTAGTTTTTGATCCACCTCATATTAGAAATATATCAATGAAATCTCAAATAGGTTTTGCTTATGGATCTTTAGATAAGGAAACTTGGCAAGAAGATATAAAAAAAGGTTTTGCTGAATGTTTTAGAGTATTAAAACCAAACGGTACTTTAATCTTTAAATGGAATGAAGTTGATATACCTTTAAGAAGAATTTTAAAACTAACAGATTATACAGCTATGTACGGACATAGAACTGGTAAAAAAATGTTAACACATTGGGTAGCGTTTATTAAGGATTAAGATTATGCCAACGATACAACTCAAATCAAATGTTAAAGCAATACTCAAAGAAACTAAACGCTTTGAAAGAGTAGAGCTTCCTAAATCATTTGGTAAAGCTATTGATACGGCAGCACAAGAAACAGCTAAGACTTGTAATAGATTAACGACTAAGTTCTTTGAAAACCCTGTTAAGTTTACGCAAACTTCATTTGGTTTTTATAAGACTAACTTTAATCAAAAGACTATCGACCAGAAGCGAGCCTATATTGGATTAAAAGGTATAGGAAAGATACGCGGTGGTGGTTCAGCTGATATGATACAGAGAAGATCTGAGATGTTTAATCTAATGATCTTCGGTGGAATAAGACGAGCTAAGAAGAAATACTTAGTGAAGCCTGCTAAACATTCAAAGCTAAATGCTTCAGGTAATTTTCCCAGAACCTTTTTGAAAAACAGATTAGCTAAACCAGATAAGTTTATACAGGGCATACCTAAAGGTTTCAGTGGAGAAAAGTTTAGAGGGTTATGGCAAGTCCAGAAGTCAGGATTAAAGATGGTTGCTAAGTATGATCCAACAACAAGTTATGATAAAAAGATTTATCCATACTTTAGAATAGTTAAGAACAATGTCAGGAAGATTGTACCGCGAGAGTTCAAAAAGAATATGAAGAAGTATAGTATGCGGCGCTTCTTTCCTAAACCAAAGAGAATATAATTTAAAAAAAACATAAGGAAACTCTTTGTTTTAAGGGGGGTTTGTTAGGTTCTTTCCGATCGAAGACGCTTGCAGGTTGTTCGCGG